AAATCTTTAAGTGATTCCGTCATGACTCCGATGGAAAAATACGTCGCTGCGCTGGAGCGCATCGATTTATTGCACGCATCTAACACCATAGACACCGAGACCATGATTCGCTTGACCGGCGAGGCCGGCGCAGCGTTTGCAGCGACATCAGGAGATGTTGAGGACATGGCATCGCGCCTCAGTATGGTGAACGAAGAGGCAAACAAAACGATTCCTGCAATGTCTCAACTCGCGCAAATTAGCAACGACGCTGGCAGTATGATCGCCCAAGGCTTTGAGGATGCTATTTTGAGCGGGCAAAAGCTCGGCGAGGTCGTTCGCTCGCTCGGTCGCGATTTGGTGCGGCTGGTGTTCAGCCAAATGGTCACGCAGCCACTCGCGGCCGGCATTGGCGGCGCAATCAAAGGCGCGTTCGGCTTTCGCGCAATGGGCGGACCCGTCAGCGGCGGCTCGCCCTACGTCGTCGGCGAGCAAGGCCCAGAGCTGTTCGTTCCTCACGCGTCAGGCACCATCGTGCCAAATAACAAGATGGGCGGCGGCAGCGGATCCGGCAGCGGAAGCGTGACGGTCAATTACAACATCGCGGCGGGCGTCTCTCGGGCTGAACTCGTGCCGATTCTCGACCAAGAGCGTCGCCGGCTAAAGGCCGAGATTCCAGACATGGTTCGACGCGGCGGCGGATACCGTGCAGCCTTCGCCTAATCGTCATGGCCATCACTTACCCACTCACGCCGCCAAGCCCGTTTAACCTCTCGCGCTTGTCGCTCACGGGCGTTTCCGCGACCTCGCGCAACACGTCGCCGTTCACGCTACAGACGCAGCAATACAACTGGCCGGGTCAGGCGTGGCTCGGCTCGGTCGATTGTCCGCCGATGAAGCGAGCGGACGCGGAGACCGTCATCGCGTTCCTACTCGCGGCGCAGCGCGGCACGTTCTATTTTCAAGACTACGCCAACCCGACGAACCGAGGCGGCGTGACCGGCACGCTCACGGTCACGACGGCAACCGCGAACGGGACCACGCTGACATTCGGCGGCGCAACCGGCTCGTTCGCAGTCGGCGATTGGCTGCAAATCTCGACCTCGCTTTACAAGGTCGTGCAGGTCAATTCCTCATCGAGCGTCGATCTTTTCCCGGCGCTTCGCAAAAGCTACGCAGGCGGCACGGCCATCACCTACGCCAACGCGAAAGGCGTCTTCCGCCTCGCGTCACCAAGCACCGAGTGGTCAATCGGCGAGGCGAGCATCTACGGCGTCGGCTTCGCAATCGTGGAGGACGTCGAGTCATGAGCATAACCACGGCAGGCCGGTCGCTCTCGGCCAACATGGTCACCGAGGTCAGCGCCTCGCAGCTCTCGCCGATCTTGCTCGCGTCGTTCTCGTTCTCGACTCCGGTCCGGCTTTGGAGCGGTTACGGCACGATAACGGTCGGCGCAGTGACCTACCAAGGCATCGGCACGCTCGGGACGATTTCGCCCGTTGAGGAGACCACCGACCTCTCGGCGCGTGGAATCAACTTTCAGCTCTCGGGAATTCCTAGCGCATACGTCTCGCTTGCGCTCACCGAGAACTACCAAGGCAAGGAGTGCAGCGTCCTTTTCGGCGCACTCGACGCGACAGGCGCCATTGTCTCCTCGCCCGTCACGATCTTCGCCGGCCGCATGGACGTGATGTCGGTCAACGACGACGGACAAGAAGCGTCAATTATCATGACCGCCGAAAACAAGCTCGTGGACTTTCGCCGTCCGCGTGAGGTGCGCTACACGCACGAAGAGCAGCAGAACCTTTATCCGACCGATCTCGGCTTGGAATTCGTGAACGCGATTCAAGAAAAGCAAATTTACTGGGGCAACGCGAAGCTCGCGGCACCGATTCGGGACGGCGGCGACGAGAGCGAGTCAACGTCCTACATGTGATGCCAGCACGTCGTGACAACTGGCCGGACCTGCTCGCCCAATTTATCGAGGCGCGACGCCATAAAGTATTCGCGTGGGGCTCGAACGATTGCTGCATGTTCGCGGCGGATTGGGTCGAGACCTGCACCGGCGAGGATTACGCGAAGGCGTGGCGAGGTCGCTACTCGTCGGCACTTGGCGCGGTGCGCGTGCTGGACGAGGCAGGCGGCGTTGAGGCTCTGGTGGACGCGCTAGGGCTGCACCGCGTCGCGCCGCAGAAGGCCGGGCGAGGCGACATCGTTGCGCAGCAAGCCGGCAGAGGAATCACGCTCGGGATTTGTCTCGGCGTGACGACGGCTTTTGTCGCGGAGGCCGGTCTTGTTTTCGGGCCGCTTTCTAGCGTCGAAACCGCTTGGAGAATTTAACATGCCACAAGCAATTTTTACTCAAGCAGCAGCGAGCATTGTTGGTTTTTTTACAAGCGCAGGCGCAGTCGGGACAGGCGTTTACAGTGGCGCTGTTGCGGCCACTGCTGCCGTCTTAAAATATACGACCTATATCGCCGCAGCAATGTCCGCATCGAAGTTGCTTGCGCCGAAGATGCCGAGCTTTTCGGACTCGTCGCTCTCGGACCGCTCGCAGTTGGTCCGCAATCCGATCTCGGCGCGGACGATCGTTTACGGCAAAACCCGAGTCAGCGGGACCATCGTTTATCTCAGCACGACGGGAACCAAAAACGAATACCTGCACATCGTCCTGACGCTCGCCGGCCACGAGGTCGAAGCGATTGACGAAATCTATTTCAACGACGAGCTGGTGCCACTCGTCTCGAACACGCCGACGGGATTCTACGCAGGCGTCGCCCGGGTGAACAAAAAGCGCGGCGTTCCCGGCGACACTGCGGACGCGGATTTGATCGCGGACACGGCAAGCCTGACCGATGGCAAATGGACCTCGGACCACAAGCTCTCTGGCATCGCCTACCTTTACGTGCGCCTGACGTGGGACGCCGAGAAATTCCCGAGCGGGATTCCGAACATCAGCGCCGTGATTCGCGGCAAGAAGGTGCTCGACCCGCGCACGGCGACAACCGCCTATTCCGCCAACGCCGCGCTCTGCTTGCGCGACTACCTGACTGACACTTCGCTGGGCATGGGCATGACCGCAGCCGAGGTGGACGATACCGCGTTCGGCGTCGCTGCAACCATCTGCGAGGAACAGGTTCAAATCCTTCCGCTCTCGCCGACGGTTTACGAGAACCGCTACGAGGCGAACGGCGTGATTGTGACGAGCGCATCGCCTGACGAAAACATCGGCAAGCTGCTCTCGGCAATGGGCGGGCTGATCGCCTACACGGGCGGCAGAATCGTGCCTTACGCGTCCGCCTACCGCATCCCAACGGTCACGCTGACCGAGAAGCATTTCGTGGGACCGATCAACGTGCAGACGCGGACGAGTGCGCGGGACCGGGTGAACAGCGTAAAGGGCGTTTACGTCAGCGAGACGAACAACTGGCAGGTCACCGACTTCCCGACGATCAGCTCGGCCACCTACGTCACCGCCGACAACAACAACGTCTTTTTCCGCGATGTTGTTCTCCCGTTCACCACCTCGCCTAGTTGCGCTCAACGGCTCGCCGTGCTGGAGCTGCGCCGCGCTCGCGAGGAAATCACGTTCTCGGCACGCTTCCGCCTCGAAGCGATGCAGGTCCGCGCCGGGGACACGGTAATGATTACCAACGAAAAGCTCGGCTGGTCGTCGAAGGTCTTCGAGGTCATGGAGTGGAATTTTGCGAGCGACGGGACGCCTCCGCAGGTGTTTGTGGACATGACGCTGCGGGAGACCGCTTCGTCGGTTTACTCGTGGGCCGTCGGCGACCAAATCGCCGTGCCGGACTCGCCGAACACGACGTTGCCCGACCCGTTCACGCTCGGCGCACCGACGAACCTTTCGCTCACGGCAGACGGCACGACTCAACTTGTGCAGGCTGACGGCACGATCTTGCCACGCATCCGCGTTGGCTGGACGCCACCGGCTGCGGAGTTCATCCAGAGCGGCGGCTCGGTCGTCATCGAATACAAGCCGAGCACGTCCACGACCTACCTAACGTGGAACACGGTGGAGGGCGAACAGACTGAGGACTTCATTTCGTCCGACGTGAAAATCGGCACGAATTACAACGTGCGGATTTACGGCGAAAGCTACTTCGGGATCTCGACAAGCTATCTCAGCGGCTCAATCACCGTCGCGCAGGACACGACGCCGCCGGCAACGCCAACCGGATTGACCGCAATCGCAGGCACCGGCCAAATCATTTCGCTGGATTGGAACGACAACACCGACGCGGACCTCGGCGAGTATGGCGTTTATCGCAACACGTCCAACGACCCCGGAACGGCAACCGAGATCGCACAGACGCGGGCGAGCCGATTTGTGGACGTGAGCCTGACGCTGAATCAGCAATATTTTTATTGGGTCACGGCTTACGACCGAATCGAAAATCAGAGCGCCAAGAGCACCGGAGCGGACGCAACAGCGGTCGCAGTCGTCGCCGGTCAGACAGATCCGACGCCGCCCGTTGATCCGGCAGCGCCGACGGTCGCATCAACCACGACCTACCTTTCGAGCGACGGAACGGTGTTCGCGCAGATCGTTGTCAGCGTGCCAGCGTTCACGACCCGCACGGCCGTGATGAATGTGCTCTATCGCAAGAGCGGGCAGACTGGTTTCATCGTCGCAGGTCAGCGCAGCACGGGCGGCGGCACGTCATCGATTGACGACCTGACACCGAACGTGAGCTATGAAATCGCGGTGCAGGCCTTCTCCGCGTTCGGGATCGGCAGCGCCGTGGTGACTGGGCCGACGCAGCTTGCGCCGAGTAACACGACCGCGCCAGCCGCGCCGATTGCGCTTTCGCCGGCGTTGTCTCCAAACGTGGAGCCGCGCAAAATTGGAGCAGTCTTTGCGTTCGGTTCGCTTGCCGAGTGGCAGGAAAACACAGAGCAAGATTTTGCTTACTACGAGGTCAAGGCGACGCTCACGAACTCCGACGCGGCGGTCGATTACAGTTGGGGATACGCTGAAATTTTCGAAGCGCGGTTCACCTTTTACAACGCAACTCTGCAAGCCGGCCACGTTCGCGTGCGCTCAGTCAATCGCAGCGGAGTCGCGAGCGCATGGACTTATTTCGGCAACGCAAACGGCTTCGCGTCGCTAGGGCTTGTTTTTGGAACTGCCGCCGAATCCGTCGCCGAAGGCAACGACACACGCATTACCGGCGCAGCGCAAAAAGCGTCCAACCTCTCGGACGTCGCCAGCCCGTCCGCCGCTCGCGCCAACCTAGGCATCAATCGTTTCTCGCACGTTCAGACTCTCACGGGCGGCGCACCGACCGAGACGTTCACCTTTACGCACTCGCTCGGCACGGTGCAGGACTACGTGCTGGCCGCGTGCGTTGACCCGGCGAACAGCGTTCTTATCGCGCACGATTTTGCCGACGCGGGCAACACGACCAACGCAACGGTCTTCGAGGTAGCGACCACGGACGGGAGCAACATCAGCGCCGGAGCGCGACGCTTCACGATCCACTTCGTGCAGTAATTCCGCGCTGAGTCTGTTTTTTGTTCAGACGTAAGCCGTTGACTATCAACGCGCACGGATTGCGTGCGATACTTCGCGCACATTTGTCTTTAGATCGTCGGGCGGATGTGTATGGTTTGCTCATCGGAGGGAATTAACTCGACGACAAAAACAACAAAATGATCACCTCACTGCTCCAAGTTCACGAAGTCGCCGACAAAATGTTCTCAAGCGATTCTGCAATTATTTCGGTTAACATCCAAACCTCTTGGGGTCTCGTGACTGCTTTCAAGGATGGTTCCGTCAGGATGGCAAAGTGATAAACCCGACCCGCGCCGAAGTCACTAAGGCGCACTTTTTATCATGAAACGCCTCACCCTTCTCCTCGCGCTCTGCGCCACCGCGCACGCAGCGCCACCAGACTCGTTCTTCCGCGCTCTGCACATTGCTGAGACGAGCGGCCGCATCGGGCCAATCGTTGGCGACGGCGGCAAGGCGCTTGGACCGCTCCAGATTCACCGAGCATATCACGCGGACAGCCGCGTAGCCGGCGATTACTCGCGCGTGGCCGATCTGGATTACAGCAAGCGCGTCGCGACAGCATACCTCAAACGCTACGCGCCCGCGGCGTGGAAAGCGGGCGACGTCGAGACCCTCGCTCGCGTGCACAACGGCGGACCCAAAGGCCACCTCAAGCCGGCGACCAAGGGCTACGGCGTGCGCGTCAAGGCGCTTACCAAATGAGCCGGCGCAGCAAACCAGAATACAGGACGCGCATCGTCGCGGCGATTAACGCTGACGAGGGAATCAAAGGCGTCGCCTGCGAGCTGGGAATCTCGGTCGGCTACGCCTACAAGATCGCGCAAGACCTCGGCTACCTTGCGCGGCTCGTAAACGCAAAGGAGATCAAACTTTTGAAACAACACAGGAGCACGAAATCACCATGAACCCACCCGACCAACCCACCCTCGCGCCGACGCCAAGGACGGATGCCGCAGCAAGCGAGTCCGATTGCGGCATTGATAGTTTCGGAAAAGCGGTTCCCGCCTTCTTCGCCCGCACCCTCGAACGCGAACTCACCGCCGAACGCGAAAAGGTCCGCTTGCTAAGGGAGGCGTTGGATGAAGCGCAAAGCTGCGGGGGACTCACCGGGAGCATTTTCATGCAAGCTCGTGCCGCCCTTGCCGCGACGAAGGAGGGCACGCCATGAGCCCAAACGAAATCATCTACGCACTCCAATCGTGGCCGGCAAAAATAGCTGAGTTGAACGAGCTGCTTAAAGCTGATCGCGCCGAGCTCGCCGCCGCGAAAGCGGAGTGCGAGAGGTTAAAATTCGCCCTTGTTGAATGGGAGGCTAAAGAACGCGGCTGGAGCAAAGCGGTTGAAAAAGATGCCGCCGAACTCACCCGCCTCCGCGCCGAGGTGGAGCGGTTGACGGCCTGCCTGAAAACGGCCAACGGCAACCACGAACAGTTTGAGCGGCAGTTTTATCTTGAGCAAGCCCGCGCCGAGAAAGCGGAAGACGTTATTCGGGCATTGTGCCGAATATCCGGAATACCCATAGGCGAAGCTGACGCCATGAAAGGCACGCCATAACTTTATGACCACCGAACAACACCTCGAACTTCTAACCGAGCTTCGCGCCATCCGCGCAGCTCTCGAAAAGCCGAAGCCGATGCCCAGCCTGACGACTGCAACCGCAACAACCGCGACGCCGGACACTCTGCCACTCCCGGCGATTGCAATCGCGGACGCGGGCAGCGTGCAAATCCACTTCGGCAAGAACACTGGCGTGCCACTCTCGGCACTCAGCGACAAGCAGCTCCTTTGGTATGGCACCGAGCGCCCGGCGCAGCTCAAGAAAGACGGAACGCCATTCGCTCCACGCGAGGCGGACGTGCAGCTTCTCAACGCGTGCCGCACGCTCTGGCATCAGCGCAAGAGCGGCGCTCCGCAAGTCACGGCAAGCAAGACCTCCGATCTTGCGAGCGAAGGCGCAGGCGAAGAGGTGCCGTTCTGAATCTTGTCGCCGGTATCGACGGAAACCAGAACCCTCCGACGGCGCTCGTGCCGGTGCGAAAATACGCGAGCAACACTTTCCCGAAACGGAAAACCCTCCGGCCAACGACGACCGGAGGGCAACACACGAAACACACACAACGATACAACATGGACACCAACGTTAAAACAGAGATCGCGGTCACAGAGACCGCTACGAAAGCACCGATTCAGTTCGGCCAACACGGAGTGCAGCTCCAATCAATCGACGAGGCTTTCCGCTTCGCTCGCGCCGTAGTCGCATCGGGCTGGGCACCGAAGGGCATGGAGAAACCCGAAAGCGTAATGATCGCCATCCAGTTCGGCATGGAGATCGGGCTGACGCCGATGGCCGCGCTGCAAAACATGGCCGTGATTAACGGTCGCCCGGCCATCTACGGCGACGCGGCGCTTGCGCTGGTTCGCTCCAGCGGGCTGCTAGTCAGCTACAAAGAGCAGGAGGTCGGCGAGCCGGGCAAGGACTCGCACGGCTTCACGGTCACGGTCCAGCGCAAGGGCTTCGACCCGGCGAGCGAGACCTTTACTATGGGCGACGCGAAGGCCGCGAAGCTCGCGGGCAAAGCCGGACCTTGGACCGACTACCCGAAGCGCATGTGCAAATTTCGCGCTCGCGGCTTCCTACTGCGTGACCAGTTCGGCGACATTCTCAAGGGACTGCGAACCGCCGAGGAAGCGCGGGACTTGCCGAGCGAGATCAACGTCACGCCGCTGGCCGAGAAGCTCGCGGGCGGACTGAGCGAGGCAATCAACCAATGAGAAAAATACCCGAGAGACAGTCAGGCGTTCCGACCCGCCGCAAAGACGTGCACGTCGAGATCGCAAAGCCGAAGCGGAAGCAGCCCGTCGATGAGACGACTTACAGCCGAAACAAAATGGGCATCGCCGTGGACAGCCGTGGGCGCTTCATCGGGCGGCGCGACATCGAAAAGGGCGCGGCACATTTCTGGAACTCACGAAGGAAAACAACATGAACAACGACAACGTAATTAAAGCAGAAGCTATCATCAACGCGGCGACGGAGCAATTCCGCGCGCTGCTCGAAACCAATTTCCGCAGCATCGCCAAGGCCGCGCAAGACGGATTCATCGAAGACGAAGAGGCGACCGAGCCAAAGGCGAAAGCCTCGTTTACGGTCGAGTGGGACAGCCTCGCGCAAGCGCCGAAGGTCGGCGTCAAGATCGCGTGGAGCGTGCGGTTCAAAGACGAGAGCGAGACGGAGATTGACCCGCTGCAAAGCAAGCTGGGATTGGAGGTGCAGCCATGAGCATACCGATCAACGACGGAGGACCAGCGTTTCCCACGGTTGCCCGCGACGGTAACTGGCAACCTCACCACGACGGATTAAGCCTACGCGACTACTTCGCTGGGCAGGCGTTGGCGGGTTTTCGTCCGAATTACACAACGTCCAAATTTAAGCTTACCGAAATTTCGGTTGCCGTTTACGCCTACAAATTTGCCGACGCAATGCTCGCCGCACGCAAGGAGGTGCAGCCATGAGCGCCGAGACCATCGAAGAATACCACTCCAACCCGGCAATCAGTCACTCGAAGCTTGAGTGCTACCGCAGGCGGCCGGCGCTTTACTTCAAGAAATACGTCGCCAAGACGTTGCCGCAACCGGAAGAGACGGGCGCGTTTCGCCTCGGCTCGGCGGTGCATTGCGCGATCTTGGAAGAAAAGGAATTCGCAGCGCGTTACATTCTCCGACCCGACTGCGACCGCAGAACGAAGGAAGGCAAAATTCAGTTCGCCGAGTTCTCGGCACAGCACGCGGACAAGACCCTACTCGACGCCGACGAGATGGCGCAGGTCGTGGCCATGCGCGAGGCGGTGGCGGCGCATCCAATCGCGTCGCGGCTACTCGCGGAAGGAACGCCAGAAATGACTTGGCGCAAGTTGCAGCCAAACGCACTCGGCGCTCTGCAATGTCGGACGGACCATTTCAATCCGTGCGGCTGCGACATCAGCGAGTTCCACCCTTATGCGCTGGACGTGAAGACGGTCGAGAGCCTCGACAGCGACGCGTTCCGCAACTTCGAGCGGGCGGCGTTCAGCTACGGCTATCACCGGCAGGCGGGATTCTACCTGCCGCTCATCAACGAAATCGTGGGCTATCCGGTCTCGCGGATGTATTACGTCGCGGTGGAAAAGGTCGAGCCGTTCGGCGTCGCGGTTTACAAGCTGAGCGACGAAGCGATTGCGCGAGGGCAGGACGAGAACATTGCAGACCTCGTGCGGCTCAAGCGCAGTCTCGAAACGAACGATTGGCCGAACATCGAGCCGACGATTCACGAACTGAAACTGCCGGGCTGGTATGCGAAATGAAGACTAACCTCAAATACAACTGGCTAATCACGCTCAGCGCACCGGGTCACTCCATCAGCGTCGTCAAGCGCTGCACGATTGAACAGGCTTTGCTCGCTGCGGACGAACTTGAGACCGAAGTGGATTGGCTCGTGACCGGAGTATTAATTTCGAGACAGCCATGAACGACCTCCTAATCGTTTCAGCGGTTTGGCTTCTCGCTATCGCGCCATTCTTTTATCTCACCGGTTACTTGGTCGGCAAACGACGCGGCCGAGACGAGCAATGGGTGGAGAACTACCTAGCAAACGAACGCAAAACACAGGCCGGACGGGACAAGCTCGGACGGTTCAAAAAACGAAAGGCACCTTATGGTAAGATCAAAATTACAGCACAACAAAACCAACTCTGAAATCGACCGGCGACTGCTCGAAATGCAGTCACCGAGCGAGATCGTCCGAAACTTGCGCGGCGCAACTTTGAGCAATGTCCACGCACGGGCGCGGCGCATGAGCTTGGCGCTGCACCGCATCACGCCGGCCGAGCGGGACCATCTCGTCTGGCTGCGGAAGGGGGCGAAGAAATGAACAAAGAAAAACAAAGAATCGCCATCGCGGAAGCGTGTGGCTGGGTAATGAAGACAGAGCAAGTGGAGCACACCAACTGGTCTCAATGGACTGAGACAAGAAAGTTTTGGGTATCGCCACATAGAAAAAGAGGCGAACTCCCCGACTACCTCAACGACCTCAACGCCATGCATGAGGCGGAGAAGGTGCTTATACTTGACTGCGAGTGGGCTACTTACCTTGACCGCCTTTCCGTAATCGTAGCGGAGGGGTCTTTGGTTCACGCCACCTCCGCCCAGCGCGCAGAAGCTTTCCTCCGCACGATTGGCAAATGGGAGGATGACGAATGAACACCTTTATTTACGGCGACCCGAAGGGCCAACCAAGGGCGAGAGCCTTCGCCCGAAAGATGGGCGCGAAGCACGTTGCGCGAATGTATGACTCGGACGTGGCCGACGCGTGGAAGCGGGCGGTGGACCTCGGGATTGAGCGCGAGCTAAAGGCGGCGGGGGCACTCGATCCGGTCGGAGCGTTCGAGTGCAAGCTGACGTTCTTCTTCCGCAGGCCGAAAAGCCACTACGGCAAAGGTGGTCACGTGAAGGCGAGCGCGCCGGTCTGCCACCTCATCAAGCCGGACGCGGACAATCTCGCCAAGCTCGTGCTGGATCGCATCACGCGCGGCGGGCGCATTTGGCGCGATGACTCGCAGGTGGCGAAGCTACGCGTTGAGAAGTATTGGGCGATCACCGACGCGAGGATTGGGGTTTACCTCAGCGTAGAGCGATTTGAGCCGAGCGGGGCTTGACGCGTGGAGGGCATCGAGTAAATAGGAACCGAGGCCGTGAAAAGCCTACAACCACTAATGACTGTTCAAACTTTAGCCAGCCAATCGCGCGGAGGCATTCAGTGGTGCCAATTTTCACCCGCGCGTTTGGTTGGCTTTTTTTTATGAACT